GGCTGGTCCGGCCAAAATCACCATCATCAAACAGGGTGCGCTGCACCCGTACCATGTTATTCACACGGACGGAACGTCCCGGGTCTATGGCTGGGTCGATGCCAGCGAGATCTCCGGTAAATCTGGCGGCAGTTCTTCCGGCAGCGGTGAAGGCGGCCTGAAAATCCGGGCTACCATCACGGCCTGTAACTGGCACTCTGACGGGAAGGATGAGGCGCTGGACTGCGGGGAGTTTGAGTTGGACAGCATAAACGCATCCGGCCCGCCCGACATCATCACCATAAAGGCCACGGGGCTGCCCTATACCAGCCAGATCCGGCAGACCAAGCAGAGCAAGGGTTGGGAAAAGTACAAATTATCCGGCATCGCCAATGAAATGGCGAAGAAGAACGGTATGCAATCCCAGTTTCTTGCAAAGCAAGACCCGGAGTATAAGCGTGTGGAGCAGTACCGCTGCTCTGACATCGACTTCCTGTCGCAGCTGTGCCATGATGCCGGCCTGTCGCTGAAATGTACAGACGGCAAAATCGTCATCTTCGACCAGAAGGAATACGAGGGAAAAGATTCTGCATGGACTGTCACCAAGGACGACAAGAGCTATATCAAGTGGAGCCACACGCTCGGCCAGGCCGGAACGCAGTATGCGTCCTGCCGGGTGTCCTATGTTGGGCCGAACGGCAAGCCCCTTGAGGGTATCGCCTACGTCAAGGACTACGATGCCAAGAGCAAAACCAACCAGCAGCTGGAAGTTTATGCCCCGGTCACGAGCAAGGCCGAGGCCAAAGAACTGGCTGCCAAAAAGCTCCGACTGCACAACAAGTTTGAGCGTCAGGTGGGCTTTACCTATTCCGGTGATCCGGGCAAGGTAGCCGGTCTGACGTTTGAGGCTAAGGACTTCGGGCCGTGGGATGGAAAGTACATCGTGAAGCAGGCCAAACATACCGTGACTGGCTCTGGCGGGTACACCACGCAGGTTTCCGGCCGTCATGTTTTAGGAGGGTACTGATGAACACTGCTGTTGACGTTCGCCTCGGTAAAGTCACCGATGTGAACAAAGAAAAGCGCCTTGTCCGTTGTAAGTTTGAGGACACAGGCATCACGTCCGGCTGGCTCCCGGTGATGCAGCACTACAAAGCCATTGTCTATACGGAGTCAGCCGGTGAGCATAATCACCAGTATATCCACCCCAGCCCCTACAACCTTGAAATCAAAAAGACCATGGATGGCTCCCGCCAGATTTGGGATGAAGAGGAAAAGGTTATCGGAGCGGACAACTCCACCGACCATCAGCACAAGTCTCATGTGGTGTGGTGGTTGCCGGCCGTTGATGATACGGTGGTCTGCCTGTACCTCCCGTGCTTCAATGCTGATGGTTTTGTTCTGGGAGGGATTTATCCGTGATCGTTGGTTGCCTCGGAGACATCAGCTTTTCCGTGTTTGATAGTCATGTCGAGACCATCAAGAACATGGTGCAGAATGTGTCGGCCAGATACACGACCCACCAGCGCACCGGAGGTCCTGCCCTGACCGAGTTTACAGGCACCGATGCCCAAACGATTACGTTTGACATTGAGCTGGCTGCATACCTCGGCGTGAATCCCGCCAAGGAGCGGGAACGGCTGAAAGAATGTGTCCTCAACGGGACTACGCTGCCGTTCGTTCTCGGCAATGTGGTCTACGGCAGCTATCGGTGGGTTATCAAATCTGCAAGATTTAAGACCCTGCACACAAACGCTTTCGGTACGCCAACATGGATTACCGCAAGCGTTTCTTTGTTGGAATACCAGAGAGAATGAGGTGATTTTTGTGAGCAACTACTTGGTATCGGCAAACGACCTGACCACCATTTCCCTTGGAGAACAGGATACCGTGACCAGCGTTCTGCAGAACATCGCCGTCATCCTGTCCACACCGAAAGGCACAGTGCCGGGCTACCGGGAGTTCGGCATCGACATCTCGGATATTCTCGATCGCCCGGAAAACGTGGCGCAGCCTATGCTCTGCGCCGCCATCAAGGAAGCCATCGAACGGTTTGAACCGAGAGCCACCTATATGGGGACTACGTTCAAATCCTCCAAGGACAACCCCGGAACGATGCTTCCCGTTGTGGAGGTGAGCATCAATGCGTAGTACCGCAGACCACCAGTTTATCAGCACCGACGTTGACGAACTGGATGCGCTGCTCGTTGCGGGGTATGAGCAGTTTTTTGGCACATCTGTGCGCCCCGGCAGCCCGGAGCGGCTGTTCATCTCATGGATTGAGGATGCGATAATCTATGAGCGCGCCCTCAACAACCATGCTGACAACCAGAATCTGCCCAGCCGGGCAGAGGGCGAGAATTTGGATGCGCTGGCTGAGCTGTTCTACTTGCAGCAGCGTCCGCAGCCTACCGCAGCAACCTGCACCATGCGTTTCAACATCAGCGAGGCGCGGCAGAGCGCAATCCTCATCCCGTCCGGCACTCGCGTCACGGATGCAAACGCCACTCTGTACTGGGCGACTGCCGAGGACGAGTACATTCCCATCGGCTCGACCTATGCAGATGTGACCGTTACCTGCCAGACCGTTGGCATGGCTGGAAATGATTATGCGGTCGGCGATATCAACACCATCGTTGATGTGTACGACTACTACTCCGGCTGCTCCAATATTACCATCAGCGCAAACGGCAGCGATGCTCCGACAGACGATGAGTTTTACGAACTGCTGCTGGACAGCCAGAGTGCGTGGTCCAGTGCCGGGCCTGTTGGCAGCTACAAGTATTTCGCAAAGAGCGTGTCCACGAAAATTGCGGATGTTGTGGCAAACAGCCCCAGTCCCGGCACTGTCTGCCTGTACGCCGTCATGGATGATGGCAATATCGCCGGAGAGGAGACAAAAAAGGCCATGGTCGAGGGTTGTTCGGCTGATGAAGTCCGGCCTCTGACCGACCGTGTCATATCTGGTGACCCCGATGTTGTGACCTACAACATCGACCTGACCTACTATCTGACCCGCGATGGCAACATTTCCGCTACTGACGCACAGATACGAGTAAACGAGGCTGTGCAGCAGTACATCAGCTGGCAGTCTGGCAAGATGGGCAGGGATATCAATCCGGACAAGCTGCGGCATCTCCTGTTGGAGGTCGGCATCAAGCGCGTGGACTTGCAACAGCCCGTCTTCACCCCGCTGGAAGATGGCAAGCCGTCCGTTGACCTGACCTCGGACAAGGTGCCGCAGGTAGCAAAAGTGGGCACGGTCGCTGTAAAGAGCGGAGGGTACGAGGATGAATAACGGCCTGACCGCCGAGCGGATGATGGATTCCTTCCCGCTTGCACTCCAGAAAGACCCGAAGATGGTTGCGCTGGCGCACTCTATCGCCAACGTGCTGGAGCAGCGGTTGGATGAAATCAACCTCGGTCAAATCTACACGCGCATCGACGAACTGCCGGAAGACCTGCTGGATATTTTGGCAAAAGACTTTGCTGTAGATTGGTATGACAAGTCTTATACCCTTGAAGAAAAGCGCAAAACAATCAAGGGCAGTTGGTATGTGCATAGGCATCGTGGAACAAAAGCGGCAGTGGAAGCCGCAATAGCGGCACTTTATCCGAATCCGGTCATCGAGGAATGGTTTGATTACGACGGTTCACCTTACCATTTCCGGCTCAGAATACCGGTGGATTATATCGACACTGCCAAACACGAACAGATTTGCAGAAAAATCATCTGCTACAAGAATTTGCGGTCACATCTGGACAGGATTATTTATGAAATATCGTCAAGAAATTTGACTTCTGCTTATATTGCCGGTGCTCCGTGCGGGATGTACTGCACTATGAGCGCCCGCGTGCGGGGCAAGATACCGCCGCAGAGCGGCAGGGTGGCAGCCTTTGCCGGTGCGGCAGCAGCGGGCGTATACGCGCAAACCGGAGCAAAATTGAGATTGGAGGATCGATAAAATGAGTTGGAACACATCCGCGTACACACAGCTTGGTGTGGCTATGCTGACCGAGGCTATGGCCGGTAAGCGCATGACGTTTACTCGGGCAGTTGGCGGCGCTGGCACCGTGGCCGCCGACGACCTGCCCAAAGCCACGGCAGTGACCGACCAGCGCCAGGCGCTTATCCTTGCGGACAGCGCAGCGGACAAAGAGGGAGACGACACGGTCTATCGGCTCAAAGTCCAGATCAGCAACAAGGGGCTGGAACAGGGCTACACCCTGCATCAGATCGGCATCTACGCCAAGCTTGATGACAGCAGCAGCGACGCTCTGGTCTGCATCTTCCAGGACGACCACGGCTTCGAGATCGTCCCGGAAGCCGCGATGAGCAATCTGCTGCTCGAATTTTACGGCATGGTCGTCATCTCCGGCACGGCGCAGGTCACCGTGACGGCAGACCCGGCGGCCATTGCTACGGAGGCGTGGGTCAGGAAGCTGCTTGCCGAGCACGACAAAAATCCGGAGGCACACAAGGAGCTTTTCGCCTCCATCACCGCCGCGAATATCTCTTTTGACGGCCCTGCCGCCGGGCTGGAAGCTGACAGCGTGCAGGCCGCCATCAAAGAGATGGTAGGCAAGATGGACAACCTCAAAGACGGCCTGACGGCGGAAAATATCACCTTTGAGGATACGGCAGGCACCGGCGCAACGAACTTGCAGGACGCGCTGGACGCCGTGCTGGGCAATACCTTGCCCAAGCTGATTGTCACCACCACGGCTGGCAGCGCCCTGACCCTTACCGACGGCAAGAGCACCATCACCGGCACGGCAGACAGCTCCGGCAGCTACACCGTGGCTCTGCCCCGCATGGGCCTTTGGACGGTCACGGCCAAGTTGGCCGGTCTGACCACGGATGACACCATCGACGTGGAGACCGTGGGCGGCAAGTACGCGCTGACCCTGCCGTACTTTGCGGCAACGCTGGCCGTCACTGCCGCACCCGGGGCGACCGTCACAGCCGCCCTGCCCACCGGCAAGGCATACACCGCCACGGCAGACGACACCGGTACAGCACAGGTCAAGCTCAAGCGCTCCGGCACCTACACCGTGAGCGCCCACAAGGACGACGCGGAGAGCGACACAGCCGCTGTATCTGTCACCGAAAACGGAGGAGCCTACACGGCGACCGTGCATTTCTGCCGTCTGGTGCTGACGGCACCCATCGGCAGCGCCATCACTGCCTCTTGCGGCGACGCCACGCTGACTGCCACCATCACTGGCTCCGATGAGACCGGCTCCGTCACCCTCTACCCGCCCACGCTTGGAAGCTGGACGATCACCGCCACCAAGGGTGATGACAGCACCTCGGAGGCAATCAATGCTACGGAGTATAAGGACTATACTCTGAAGCTGGACTATGTGAATCCGGTGCTCGACAAAAACGAGTGGAAGGTCATCAAGAAGGTGGCGGATGCAGATAAGGGCGCCAACTACTGGGCCGTAGGCGACACCAAGAGAATCACTCTTAATGGCAAGGTGGGCGCAACTACGATCTCCAACTTGAAAGTTGATGCCTTTATCATCGGTTTCAACCACAATTCCGGCAAGGAGGGC